CTGCTGCCCCATATTGCTTCGTCGCTCCGCGCTATCTTTAATATTAGAGCGCCGCCTGTTCCAGACATAGTGCTTGCCACCCCCGGCGCATTGGTGCCCGCCTCTGCCTTCTTAGCCCATTCGTCCACGATCGCCGCGTTAGGATGAATGTATATTTTCACGTTCGGGTACTTTTCGGCCTCCGCGAATAGAATCTCTGGATTGATAACCGCCCCCGCCGAAAGGTAGGCAGAACATTGTCCGCCCATCAACGTCGTGGCGACGGCGAACGATGGCAGCTGTTTTAGGACGTGCTTCTCGTCCTCATGATAAAACGTATGCCCGCTGTTGGGACCACCTGAATAAATGGCCCCTTGGAATTGATACCCGTTTTTCATCGCTAGTTTGGCGAGCCAATAGGCTAGCGCCCCTTTGCCCGTGGAACCAAATTGACCGTCGACGATACAATGAACGCCGACGCTTTCAAACAGACTTCGTTTCACTTTCTTCTCCTTCATGGCTACGACCCAGCGCCTTCTCCAGTTCATCGCCTAATTGCTCCACAGGGTTTAACATGGCGGCGATCGCGGCGTAACCAGCTATGTCTATCTGGTTGTCCACCGATTGACCGTAGATGGAACGTGCCTGTTTGACAATAATCATCATGTTAGCTACGTCGAATCCAGTTAGGGCCACTTGCTTTCGCTGAGCCATCGCGTGACCGATATAAGTCGACCACATTTGAGCTATGAAATCAAATGAACGCTTAGTATCGCCGTGGACCAGGGTATTCCGATCCACTGCTTTTGCCGCCCGAGCCAGTACTTCCTGGGCTTTCTTGTAGGTATTTGTCACTTGCTAAGTCTCCCGTGGTAAAACTGAATAAGTTGCTCGTTGAAGTCCATTTGACCGTTCGTCACCGAAAAGCAGTTAGTAAGCTTCGCGAGTTGCGCTGTCTCGTGGAAGTAGTAATACCCGTCCTTCCACCCAATCAGGATGGCGATAGCGTGGCGTGGTTTCATCGAAGCCCACGTGTTATCTATCCTCATCATTTCGATGTACTGTCGTGGCGATGGGGCTAGTTGGTTTCCACGCACAATCTTCACCTCGGCGAAGAATGTTGGGAGTCCAACGGGGATGAGAATGGTGTCGGGCATGCCGACGAGGTATTGGTCCTCGACACGGCGAGCGTAGCCGCCCGCTTTTCGAACCGATTTTACCATTGCAGCCTTGACAGAGGCTTCGCTAATTCGCCCTAAATTCATCAATCCCCCCGATACTGGTATTCTGGCACGGCGAATTCGCCGCACCAATCATTTGGATATACTTCGGGCCATTCTGATGTTATATCGCCCGCATGAACTAGTAAAACAGGTGGTCGTAGGCGGCATTCACCTTTGTGGCCATGTAAGTTATGATAATGCTTACATCCTTCACACACTTGTTTTTTCATCGGTCCTCCACTTGGAAATCACCTAACATCACTTTTCGGTGCCACCAATCCGTTACTTTGAACATCCAGTTCCCCTCGCTGTCACTTTCATTGTGGTCGACCGTACATTTCTTCGGCAACCAGTATTTATAACATTCTCCGTACAGCGGAAGGGTGGTTTCGATCATCCATTGGTTTGCACCGGTCCAACGGATTTTAGCTTCGAATTCGTGTGTTTGTTCGTCGCGCACTGCCATACTCCATCATATCACGCGGCCACGCCGCTGTCAAGGGTAGCTTCGTACCGGTCTAGCTTCTTGCCGTAAGAGGCTCGCGCCCAATCTAAACCGCTGCCCACGTCGAATGGGATCGGCACCAGCAAATCGAATTCATCGGCCACGTGTTCCAACGCCTTTACCAGCTCCGTGTTCGGGTGTCCGGGATCACGCTGCCATATCATGGAGTCGTGGATGGACAGCAGCATCTGAATGCGATCAGGGTAAGCATCTTCGTATTGATTGGCTCGCAGCATGCACGTCTTTATGTGATCACCGCCAGAGTTCTGTATAATTCGGCTTACGGCGCGATAACCAAACTTAGGACTGTCGCAATGAGCAATGCGGCCAAGAATAGATCTAACGTACCCCAATTTCCTAAACTTGGAAACCGCTGTGTTCTGGAATTCGCGTATCGACGGGAAAGCATCGTGAAGAAATTTACCATGGAGCACCTCCGCTTCTTTTATTTCGCATCGCATGTGGTTCGCCAGCGTCTTCGCTGACATCATAGTGAGCATCCCCATTCCGAGCCGTTTGGCACGGTCACGATCATTGAGGCCCAAAACGAGGTTTGCACGATCGTGGATATCAAACTCTCCGGTCCGGTATCCATGAAGTAGTGCTTCATCCTCGGAATAGTGAGTAAATAGTCGCGGCTCTTGTTGCCGCGCGTCGGCTTCTTCAAGGAGCAAGCCTGTATCAGGGACGACAAGTCTCCGTACAACTCTTCCCACGTCCATATTGCGTTTGGGGAATGCCTGGAGATTTGGATCAGAACAGGAAAGTCTAGCTCCTGCAACACCATAGTCGTCGGACTTGGATTGGTTGAGTATTGGATGAACCCGGCCTGCAACGTTATGCGTATCGACGAGTGGGGCAATGAAAGAGTCACGTGCCTTCTCCAATCTCCGCACCGAAAGGATAGCCTCCCCGATTTCGTTTGTCTCCAGCCACTTTTCGGTGAAGGAGATAGCCCCTCGATCGGTGTGATCAAAATTGTGATCTTCGTATCCGTTGGCGCGGTACAATGATTCCACTTCCTTGGGCGATCGGGCGTTGAACCCCGCGCTAAACACCTTGGACTTTTCCTTGATCGATTCTTCCAAGATGCCGTTGACTTGAGAACCGTACTCCATGTCGATGCGCAGACCGCGATGGTGCATCCTAGCCAGATACGGCAGCAGATCGCACTCCAGACGGTGTACTTTCCGCAGGGATTTCTCATCCAGTTCTGGTTGCTGCGATTCCCAGAGAGCCAGCGTCGTAACACCATCGCCCGTGGCGTAATCCACTACGATCGGATCGTCGCCGGGCATCTTATAAAAGTGCTTCATGGTTTTGTGATCAGGCAGTCCCCCGAAACGGCGGGCCAGTTCCGCATACATTGCGGCTCCTTTTTTGGCCGGGAGTCCGCGCCTTTCGGCACAATTATCGAGTCCATATCCGACTGTGAGGTCGTTGATGAGGGCTTCGTTGACCATGGTGTCTTCCATCGGATTTCCGACAGTAACCCCGTGCCGTAAAGCAATGCGAAGATCAAAGCCCAAATGATGGCCGACAGTGCGAAGCCCACAAACAGACCGTTCAACAAACGCCTTGGCAAGTTCCCTCTCCCACTCTTCGGCGTTGGGAATATTACCTCCGCCCTCGTGCCGAACGGGGACGTATAGCGAATTCTGTTTATCGGTAATGACCCACCCAACGACTTTATCCGTGACGGTGAGGCCAGTGGTTTCCGTGTCGAACGCCATGATAGGCGCTTCACGTACAATTCTGAGCGCAAGTTCTGGGTCAATCATTTAATCCTCCGAAAGGGTGAGGGGGAGAGGACGCGTGACCTTTCTCTCCCCCGATGGCTACTCAGAACTTTTTGGCCATATCTTCGTTATACGCCTTGTCACCGTTGCCGCGCGGCGGGGCGGATTCCTTATCCGTCTCGTCGTTGGCCATCCACTCCATTTCCTTAAACCGGTTGTAGAGCCGGTGGGCGGATTCCATCGCCTCCTCGGTCGGGTAGCCAGAGGCGCGATAGGTGTAGTTGAAATACGGCCCCTCGGCCCCCTTCTCCTGCGACACCCCTAGTTCCCACAACTGCGCGTAATGGGACACTGGCCTCATTTCGATGCGGTTGTAGAGTTGCTGCGTCGGTTTCAAGCTGGATCGAGTGTTGATCACCACCACGGGCGAGTACTCCGGGAACTCGACCAGATACCACATGGTGTTGTAGGTAAGGCTCGCGGCGGGGTTCGAGTTGCTGTCGCCCGGAACAGATGATCCGAATTCCAACAGTCCGCTGTCCTTCACGTTCGCGCCCGTGGACCATAGGACAGGCTTAGCCACGCCCTTCAGCTTAACCTGGAAGTCCATGTTGGGATTATCCCAATGCACGCAGTCCATGGAACGGGCGAGGATGCCGCGCTCGTCGCCGCGCGGTGCCCAGAGAATGACTGATTTGCGGACGATGATGGGAATAGCCTTAACCTTGTCACCCAGATTTTCGGCGGCGAGATTGTGCCAAAAACACCCGGCCTTGGCGTTATCATATTCGGTAACCTCCGGCGAAATGGCCTGTAGGAGTTGCAATCGCGGGACTATACGATCGCTTTCGTCGAGGTTGCCGAGCCGCTCCTTCTGCGTGTGATTGCGCAGATAATCAGGCAGTTGGTCGTCTTTGATCGTGACTTCATTCGACATTGCGTATCTCCTTGTAGAATGCCCAGAATCCGTGGCCCCATGCAGCAACGACGCTCGTATACTCGTCAGATGGCTTCACGCGACACCGAAATACTAGCCCTTCTTCTCCGTTGTTGAACGCGTAGTGTGCCTCGACCAGATGGGCGTTGCCATCCTTGTCCACTACTTCCCACCGCTTCAGCTTGACCTTGTGCGGAACGCCGTGCACGCGCTCTTCGCCGTACTCGTCGTGATCGTAGTCGGCATCGTAACCATAAGTAAATTTGCTCATTGCTTTTTCTCCGTTGCGCATTCGATGAAGTCCTCGATTACTTGTTGGATCGCTGCTGCCAGATTGTTTCTGTTCTGTGGCGTGTTGATTTCGATGTGGTCGGACAAGAACGCCTCAGCCAAATCGTAGCACTTTTCATCGTACATCACTTCACCTTTGTAATGCTCGTGTAAGGGCTGGTGCCAGTCTTGAAGATCGTGGTGGGTAGTTCCTCACCCTTTTCTTCCAGCATCGTCTTGGCGAACGCAGCGAGCGTGCTGGCGTTCACCGTCTCTATGATGATGCCTTCGTTCTTCGTTTCGCGCAGCCAGTTTAGTCCCATTTCCTTGTCCAGCATCGAGCAGCTGAACCGGTACGACACCGTAACTCGACCCACACCTTCGATGGTGGTGGTCTTGATGCCGTGCTCGCGGAAAATATCGGGGATGGATTCGCGGGACAGCCGCTCTTCCATGTCGGCCAGCGCTTCACGCGCTTCCTTGATCTCGGCAGTCGCCAATCTGAGATGATTGTAGTGCCTGATCAACTCTACGTGGTTGTGTAGAGCGAGGGTCGCGTCAGTGTCCTCGCGGACCGCACCAGCAACCGCAATAAGCTGTGCACACACGTGGTTGATTCGTTCCAGTGTAATCGGCTTCATTTACTTGCTCCGTGTTCTACGCCCGGTCTTTTGACCGTCAGACTAGTATACCACGGCGCGCGGCCCCTGTCAAGTATACCTTATAACACGGGAATCCTTATACCCGTCAACCTTGCATATCTGCCCTGGCAGTAGAATAGTCGCATTCGTATTGGGGCGTAATCGTTTACATTCGGGACATTCCTTCCCGAACTTCCTCTTTCGGTCTCGCCTTCTGCGTTTTATGTCGTTGTAGACATCAGCCATTTCGCTCATACTGGAGCCTTGCCCTGAGAGTTCCTGTATAACGCTGAAGCAATGGTGCTTTTGTTCAGTGCCCGAATGAGTCTTTCTTTGGTTAGTTCGTAATAAGTTTCTATAGCTCGGTGATCCCTAGGGTCTTGCGCACCCATCATTTCGTGGTCGCGAACAGCCTTTTCGAAATCCTCGACTAATTTCACTTTGTCCTCCATAAAGATCCGGGGAGCGACTCTACGCGCTCCCCGGCATTACCGTACCAAACGAGTGAGGGGGATCC